CGGGTTTGCATAAGCCTTTGGGTACCGTTGTCGCTGGCGGCGGCAAGTTCGGGTTGGTGGCGGCGAATCTGGTCAAACATTTCGGTGGGAACTATCAGGGCGCAGGTGTGGCTTTGGACGGCCCGGCCCACACGGTCACCACTACGGATCATCATAGCCTGCTGACCTCGCACCTGGTGATGCTACGTGGTACCTGCAAGGATGGCCGGGTTGTTGACGCGCCTGCACCAGGGTTAACCGCAGGCGGCCTGCATGTAGGAGAGGTAAAAACCACCCTGGCGGTTGAGGCGTACGACCAACAGCGGGCAGATCAGACGCTGGCGTTCCTGCGGGAGTATTGCGGCGCGGACTGCGACGGCCTGGTGACGATCAGCGGCTTGGTTTATCGCATAGTTGATATCGGCATGCGCATGCTGCAGCCAGCGGAACTGTATCGTGCCCAGGGCTTCCCGGAGTGGTACATCATCGACCGCGACTACATGGGCACCCGCTACGCCAAAGACAAACAGGTTGCGCGCTGCGGTAACGCGGTACCGCCGCCGTTCGCTGAGGCGCTGGTGCGTGCAAACTTGCCGGAGATGTGTTCATTCAAAGAGCGATTCGCATAACAAAAGGCCCATATGGGCCTTATAAAATTACTTTGAGTTTACGACTTCGCACTCAGTTTCGTAATGTGACTTTTTACTTAAGAGCTCCATCTTAAACCGGGTGTCAGTTAAAGCTTTCATGCTCAGACGGTTCGATTTTAGATAATCTCCATTATCGTCATTGAAGCTCAACTCGCTTCCCATGTTGACCCCTTTGTAGTTGAGCTTCAGACCATGAAACTCAATAACCGCATGACCATCCTGATTCACATACTGATGGGCTTTTGTGCCATCTGCGCACTCGTAGAAAAACTCTTCCTCTGCATATGAATTAGCGCTCAGAGCAATGAGCACAAGCAGAAACGCTTTTTTCATGATCCTATCCTGTCAGAATGAAGATTCTGTAAGCTTAATAATAAGTTCGCTGACATTTTACGCTTTGATATTCCAGAATCAAACGGTCATAATGCCCGTGTCAGCATGAACTCCTGACAACCGGATTCTTGCGCCGCATGGGGACATATGGCGCATCTACAACTGATTAAGCACACCTCTAACATTCTGATCCCCGCCACGCCGGAGACCAGCGATTTTTTGCATTCAAAATGCAAGCTCGGTGCCGTGCTGGTGGCCGACTTCAAACAGGTCCGCAACCCGGCCTTCCACCGTAAATTTTTCGCCCTGCTTAACTTGGGCTTTGAATACTGGGAGCCTACCGGCGGGGCGATCTCTTCCAACGAGCGCAGGCTGGTAACCGGCTACGCTAAATTCCTGTCCACGTTCGGCGGCAGCGAAGGCGCGCTGCTGGACGCCGCTGAGCAGTATCTGGTGCGCATCGCTGATAAGCGCGCCGGTAGTATCAGCCTCTGCAAATCTTTTGATGCCTACCGCGCTTGGGTGATCGTGGAAGCTGGCCACTATGACGCTATCCAGCTGCCTGATGGCACCCTCCGCAAACACCCCAGAAGTATCGCATTTGCCAGCATGGAGGAGCTTGAGTTCCAGCAGCTCTATCGCGCAGCGCTCGACGTGCTCTGGCGCTGGATCCTCTCCCGTGCATTCCGCAGCCAGGCGGAGGCCGAGAACGCCGCCGCACAGCTGCTGAGCTTCCAGGGATGATAGCGATGAACAGAACCTACCGCAGCAGAAAATGGTTAGCCGCCGTCGCCCAGATCGAACAGTGCGTACTATGTGGCGCGTGGGGCACTCAGGTGGCGCACCGGAATGAAGGGGAGGGAACAGGCCTGAAAACCGACGACTGCGCCAGCGCCGCGCTCTGCGTTTGCTGCCATGACAGTATCGACAACGGCAACAAGCTGACGCGCGACGAACGCCGCCAGTTGATGGATCGCGCCATTGTACTGACCCTGATCCAGATTGCCCGCCGTGGGCTGGTGGTACCCGCATGAAAATCTACGATATTACGCCGATTGGCAAACCCCGCATGACGCAGCGCGATCGCTGGCATAAGCGCCCGGCGACTGCTGCTTACTGGGCCTATAAAGCGCAGGTGCGGTTGCTGGGCGTCGCGCTGCCGGAGTCTGGTTATCACGTCACGTTTGTAATCCCTATGCCGAAAAGCTGGAGCCAGAAGAAGCGCGCGCAGCACGACGGGCAGCCGCACCAGCAGAAACCCGACAAAGACAACCTGGAGAAGGCGCTGCTGGATGCGATCTTCGATGATGACAGTCGCATCTGGGATGGCCGGGTAACAAAGGTTTGGGGTGTAAAAGGGCAAATTATTATCAAAATACAAGAAGGAGCAGAGGCATGATTCACGCGGCAGAAGTTGGCAAAGCAGGGGAGCATGCGCGCCTGCGTACGCTGGAGAGCGTCTGGATCCAGGGCAAGCTGCGCATGTGGGGCCGCTGGTCTTATATCGGCGGCGGTAGTGCCGGGAATATGTTTAATCAGCTGCTGACCAGCAAAACGGTGAGCAAAAGCGCGATCAATGAAGCCCTGCGGCGAATGAAGAAGGCAGGCATATCAAAGCCCGAGCTGGAGGTGTTCCTCCGTGAAATGCTCAACGGCAAAAACAAAAGTGGCCTGGCGTTTTGCTCTGATGATGAGGGTTTAAAAATTGATGGAGTGATCAGCGCAGTGCTGACAAGCCAGGGGCATGACGGATTACTTGGCGTACTGGCGCAGCGCTACCGCTGGCAGAAGAGCAAACGGCAGATGGCCGAGGAACTACAGGAAAGACACCCCGACTGGGGCTATATGACGTGTCGCCGTCGGATCGATATGTGGCTAAGTCTGGCAGAATCGATGCTTTACAGACCAATGTGCGACGCGTTCGGCACAAATGGTGAAAGATTTTACTTGCAAAGTGAGCCAGGAGACGTATAAATACACGTATGCTTCGCAAAGCTGTATCGCAAGCGGTCTTAAAGACCAGAATTAATAAAAAAACCCGCCATTAAGCGGGTTTTTTATAGTTTTACCTCACATTAACGGTAGGTCGGAGCCATTTCCCATTTGCTGCATTTCGAGCATTGAGTTGCACGCAAAGTTCTGTTTCTATCACTTTCAGTGGCATAAATAAGTTCTTTAACCGCAGCTCGACTCGTTCCAGGATATGAATTTTTGACGTGATAATCCAAGATATCATTTTCACTATAATTTTTACCGCAAGCCAGGCATTGTACGCTCATTAAATTCTCCATTATATAATTAGTGCTAGCATTGTAGTTATCGGCCTTATGCTTCAAAACTTTATTAGTGACGATTTTTAATGGTAGCGTCTTGTTTGATTGCAATTTACTGCGGCCAGAGCTCGTCAAAACGTGGTCTAAAGGAATCCCTGGCTGATAGTTTTAGCTCTAAAAGATAGGGCTTTTTGCCGTTTGGCGACAATTTTAAA